AACCACATCCTAGATTTGATTATGAAAAAGGAGAGTTTATAAAAGATGAAGATAGCAATAATAACTGATCAACATCTTGATGGACGTAAAGGTAATCTAGCGTTTTGGGATTATTTTCAAAAGTTTTATGATAACATATTTTTTCCAGTTCTTGAAAAAGAAGGCATTACAACAATACTTGACCTTGGTGACACTTTTGATAATAGAAAGTCTTTGGATTATAATACTTTTGACAGAGTTAAGACTAATTATTTCGAGAGATTAAAAAAATACAAAGTGCATATGATTCTTGGAAATCACTGTACTTATTATAAAAATACTAATAAAATCAACTCTCCTGAGTTAATACTTAGAGAGTATGATAACATTACAATATACTCCACACCAGAACATATTACTATTGGTGGCAAAAATTTTCTCATGATGCCTTGGATTAACTCTGGCAATAAGAAAGAATCTCTAGAAACTATTAAGAGTAGTAATGCTGATATCATGTGTGGACATTTAGAAGTAGAAGGTTTTGAAGTTACACCTGGCATGAGACATGAAGGAGGGTTTTCCGTATCAGATTTTAAACAATTTGATCGTGTTTGGTCAGGTCATTTTCATCACAAATCTAAACGTGCTAATGTGCAATACCTAGGCAATCCTTATCAGATGTATTGGAATGATTATAAAGACTCTCGTGGATTCCATATCTACGATACTGAAAGTGATAGACTTAAGTTTGTCAGAAATCCATACGAGATTTTTGAAAAAATCTTCTACGATGATGCAACCAACGACTACAACAAATCAAATGTATCTGATTATAAGGACAAGTTCATCAAAATCATTGTTGAAGAAAAACGAGACTACCAAATGTTCGAGACATTGGTTGATCGCCTTTACAACGTAGGAGCACATGACGTCAAGATAGTAGAAACCCTAGTTGACACAGATGACATTGATGATGTAGACTTAAAGACTAAAGATACAATGACACTTTTGAATGAATATATTGATGAAGTAGAGATTGCTGTAGACAAATCTTCACTCAAGAATGTCATGAGATCCCTATATATTGAAAGTTGTAACGTTGGGTAATGTTTGTACTTACATTAGAATCTCAAGCAGATGGAGTCTACTCTGTCTTTGATGAGGATAAAAATAAGATTATACCTATATTTCAATTACAAGATGATGCAAATAGATATCTTTCAATGTTAGAAGAAATAACGGAATATCCTGCTATGAGGGTTGTAGAAATGGAAGATCATGTTATAATAGGAGCATGTCAAGATCGTGGACAAAAATTTTCCATCATCACACCTGACGATTTTATAATACCACCTGACAATTTAGAATGATAATTTTTGAAAAGATTCGTTGGAAGAATTTTCTATCAACTGGAAATGTTTTTAGTGAGATTGATTTTACAGAGGGAAGAACAAATTTAATCGTTGGTAGTAACGGTGCGGGTAAGAGTACCATCTTGGATGCTCTTACCTTTTCTTTGTTTGCTAGACCTTTTCGTAAAATTAGTAAGAGTATGTTGGTCAATAGCATCAACGAAAAAGATTGTGTAGTAGAAATAGAATTTTCTATTGGTAAGAACGAATATAAAGTTGTTCGTGCTATGAAACCGAATAAATTTGAAATATATCATAACGGAAAGATATGGGATAAGGAGAGTTCAGTTGTAGAACAACAGAAAAAATTTGAGACAAATGTTCTTAAGATGAATTACAAATCATTTACACAGATTGTAGTTCTAGGATCGTCTACGTTTGTACCATTCATGAAGTTGTCTGTACCACAGAGAAGAGAGATTATAGAAGACATATTAGACATTCAAGTATTCTCTACTATGAATATGTTGTTAAAAGATAGAGTCAAAGAAAACAATATAGAAACTAGAGAGATTGATTATCAAATAGATTTACTTAAAGATAAGATAAGTTTACAGAAACAACATATGTTAACTCTGGAGAAGAGAACTGAGGAAGAAGTAAAGAAAAAACAAAAACAAATAGACGAATACAAAGAAACAGAATCACAAGGCATAGAGGATGTGTCTATTCTCACACAACAAATCGAAAGACTTAATGAAGAAATGAGAGAGTATTCTAAGTCCAGCGAAAAATTGAAGAAGTTGAACACGTTTTTAATAAAGTTGACACATAAGTTGAACACATGCCAGAAGGACAGACAATTTTTTGAGGACAATGATATCTGTCCTACATGTTCTCAAGAACTTGAGAAAGAATTTGTTGCAACAATGACTGGTGACTTGGACAATAAGATAAAAGATATAAGTATTGGCAAGGAAGATTTGTTGGATGCTATACAAAAAGAAGAAGAAAGATTAGAAAAATTTACAGAGTTATCGACAGAGGTAAACAACATCAATACAACTATTAGTCAAACAAACTATCAGTTGATGACCATAAGAAAACAGGTAGATAGAATTTCTGATGAGATAAAAGAATTGGAAGGAACTAATCCTGACAAGAAAGCAGAGTATTCTAAGTTAGAGACATTGATAAAAGATAAAAAATCTTATAGTCAACAACATGCTGATCTTAAAAAGAATGGTGCAGTCTTGACAACAGCAGGACAGTTATTAAAGGATAACGGTATTAAGACTAGAATTATTAAAACATACCTACCTACTATGAATAAGTTAATTAACGATTTCTTACAAAGGATGGAGTTTTATGTCAATTTTACCCTAGATGAGAACTTTGAAGAGATAATTAAGAGTAGGTATAGAGACGTATTTTCATATGACAGTTTCAGTGAAGGAGAAAAAGCTCGCATTGATATTGCTCTTCTGCTCACTTGGCGTTCTATTGCTAAGCTTAAGAATAGCGTTGATACTAATTTACTTATCTTAGATGAGATATTTGATGGATCACTTGACCAGTCTGGTACTAGCGACCTAGGTTGGATCCTGAGAAATTTTGATGAGAACACAAAAGTATATGTAATTAGTCATAAACAGAATTTGGACGATAAGTTTGATAGAACAATAACAGTTGAGAAAAGTAAGAACTATTCTACACTAGATGTGACAGTTAACGAAGTTACACACTCACTGGTTTCGTAGAGAAAATATCTGTTATCATGTGTATATACAAAACACAAGCACATGTCCACCAAAGAAATCAAAGGCAATCTAGCAAGACTTCTCGCAACAGAGAATCTAGTTGTAGAGCACAAAACCACAGAGACAGCATACTTCAATGTTGATACCAGAGTCCTAGTTCTTCCTAAGTGGGACAAAGCATCAGACGTAGTATATGACATGCTTGTAGGTCATGAGGTAGGTCATGCATTGTTCACTCCTAACGTAGATTGGACTCAAGACTATGACATTCCTAAAGACTACATCAATGTCATTGAAGATGCTCGTATTGAAAAACTTATGAAGCGTAAGTATCCAGGTCTCAAGAAATCTTTTACTGGTGGATACTCAGAACTAAATGACAAAGACTTCTTCCAGATTCTAGATACAGATCTTTCAGAGTTGACTTTGATTGATCGCATCAATTTACATTTCAAGTTAGGTGCTCACGCTATGATGCCTTTTGAAGGTGCTGAGTATGTGTTTGTTGCTCGTGCTGACCTTGCTGAGACTTTTGATGAAGTTCTAAAAATTGCTCAGGACGTTTACAACTACTGCAAGACACAAGAAGATAACAAAGAAACTACAGAGATACCTGTTGCTGTACCACCATCTTCTACTGGTGGTAACAAACCTCAAGATGATGAGAGTTTCGGTTCAATCGAAACAGACACTAAAGGTGAGCAATCATCAGGATCAGAACTAGAAGATGTTGAAGATGACTGGTACGATGAAGATGGCGATCTAACTGATGAAGAAGAAGATCGTCAAGAAGAAGGTGGCATTCATGGTTCTTCTACACAACAAGCACTTGAGAGTGGCAAAGAAAAACTTTCTAGTCAAGAATCATATAGTGACAGACCAACAACATATATCGAAATACCTAAGACAGTAGATACAAAAGATTATGTTGTTGATTGGAAAGTTCTTCATGATTGGATTGATAGTCAGTTAGATTCCAGTTCTGACACAACTGAAATAGATGAAGACTACAGAAAGTTTCGTAAGCAATCTCAGAAAGAAGTCAACTATCTTGTAAAAGAGTTTGAGTGTCGCAAGTCTGCCGATGCTTATGCTCGTGCAGGAACAGCAAAAACTGGTGTCCTAAACACAGGTATTCTTCACACATACAAGTACAACGAAGATCTATTCAAGAGAGTAACTATTGTTCCTGATGGTAAAAACCACGGTATGATATTTGTTCTTGACTGGTCAGGTTCTATGGCACGTGAACTAGTTCCTACAGTAAAGCAATTGATAAACCTAACATCATTCTGTAGAAAAGTACAAATACCTTTCGAGGTCTATGCTTTCACAAATGAGTGGAAGGCAGCACAGAATGCTATTGATCATGGCACAACACCAGAGAACTATGGTTATCATCGTTCTTACTATGATGATGACAACTATGTAAAGAATGAGTTTCATTTTGATTCATTCTTCTATCTAATGAATTTCATATCATCTAGATCTAGTGGAAAAGACTACGAGCGTATGTGCCTAAACCTTTTCCGTGAAGCATCATACAACTTGAATTATGGTTGCTACCAAAGAACAATTGGTCTTGGTTTATCTGGTACTCCATTGAATGAGTCAGTTGTTATGCTCAACTATCTTATTCCTCAGTTCAAGAAAAACAATGACTTACAAAAAGTAAATGTATGCATCTTGACTGACGGTGAAGCATGCACTAGTTCATATGGTTGTGAGTATGAAAAAGGTGACGGTGAGACTACAGTTCATGCTCGTCGTATTGATTGGGGTGTAGCATTACGTGATCGCACAACTGGACGTACATACGAGCAATTCTCTTATGGCAATTGCACTAATATCTTCCTAAAGCAACTACGTCATCGTAACCCTGATGTAAATGTTCTAGGGTTTCGTATCTTATCTGGCAGTTCTCTCATGAACTTTGTGTCTACATATGGTTCAGAGAATGCTGACTACAAAGAAATCCAAAAGCAATGGAAGAAAGACAAGTCTGCAGTTATCAAGAATCCTGCAGGATACACTGAACTGTATGCTATCAACAACAAAGCAATTGACTTAGATACAGAGTTTGTTGTAAAGGACAATGCTAAAAAAGGTGACATCACCAAAGCATTCAAGAAAATGCTTTCTAACAAGTCAGTAAACAAAAAGTTACTCACATCATTTGTATCACAAGTCAGTTAACAAACTGTCCACTAGGGGTGGCAACACCCCTTATTATCCACTATACTTATTACATAACAAACAAACAAACAAATGCCATTCGCTCCTATTCCTGTTACTACTGAAGATTTCGTTGCATACCTTACAGAAAATTTTGGTACCGAGATCAATACTAAAAATTTATTTCAAGCGTCAGAGCATTTCAATTGTTCAATCGCTACAGTCAAGAAAAGACTAAAAAAATACAAGCAAGGTATTGGTAAGTGGAATCTTACTATCCAAGAAAAACTTGAGAAGACTTTCCAAGCACCTTCTGCATCTCCTGCTATTGCAGAGAACCTAGTTCCTAGCAAAGATCCTAACTATGTTCCCTTCGGTAACTTTTCTGATGTCAAAAAAATTATTCAATCAGGCATATTCTACCCTACATTCATCACAGGCATGTCTGGTAATGGTAAGACTCTTGGTATAGAGCAAGCATGTGCTGCTCTCAACAGAGAACTTATCAGAGTCAACATCACTATCGAGACTGACGAAGACGATCTTATCGGTGGATTCAGACTTGTCAACGGTGAGACAGTATGGCACAACGGTCCTGTCATCGAAGCACTAGAACGTGGTGCTATCTTACTTCTTGATGAGGTTGACCTAGCATCTAACAAGATTCTATGTTTACAATCTGTTCTAGAAGGTAAAGGTTTATTCTTGAAGAAGACAGGTCGTTACATCGAGCGTAGATCAGGTTTCAATATCTTTGCTACTGCAAACACAAAAGGTAAAGGTTCTGAAGACGGTAGATTCATCGGTACTAACGTATTGAACGAAGCATTCCTTGAGAGATTTGCTTTGACATTTGAGCAAGACTATCCTACTGTTGCTACAGAGACAAAGATTCTTGAAAAGGCATCTGCATCTCTTGCTGTTCTTGACAAAGATTTCTGTGCAAATCTTGCTAACTGGGCAGACATCATTCGTAGAACATTCAATGATGGTGGTGTTGACGAAGTTATCTCAACACGTAGACTCGTACACATTGTCAGAGCATTTGCTATCTGGAATAATCGTATGAAAGCAATCAAAGTTTGCACAAATCGTTTTGATGACGAAACAAAACAATCATTCTTAGAATTATATGATAAGATAGATGCAGACGTAAATCCAAATGAGGTAGAGAATGGAGAAACCGTTTGATGGATACATGGGACACATCCTCCGTCTTAAAGACGGTAGGAGTGTTCGTATTGTAGGAGATGGAGGAGATGAGTGGAAAGCAACACATAAAATTAATGTTGTTGATCTTGACGGAAACGAATTTCAATGCTATCATAGTGATATAGATCATGTCTGGAGTGAGAATTGAAATACAATGAACAAAAGATCTTGAAAGAGATCGAAGACTACATCTCAAGTACCTACGGTGCACATTACAGTAAGAATGGGATTCAAACATTGGATCTTATTGATTCTGTTGGTGATGCCGAAGCATTCTGTAGGTCTAACATTTTGAAATATGCTTCAAGGTATGATAGAAAAGGAACAGCAAGAAAAGATCTTTTTAAGATTGTTCACTATGCAGTTCTTCTTCTACATTTTAGCGATAAATCTGCTAGAGCAGCAGAGATAAACGCAAACACACCTACATCCTTTTCAATAGATTATGACAAATGAGTAAAGTAACACTATCTAAAACAACACTAGACGTACTTAAAAACTTTTCGACAATCAATTCATCAATTGTATTTCGTCAAGGTTCTACAGTTAGAACTATATCTAACGCAGAAAATATTCTGGCAAAATTTACAGGAGAAGAAGTATTTCCTACCGACTTTGCAATCTATGATCTTAGTCAGTTCCTGAGTGGCATTTCTTTGTTTGATAATCCGTCACTTGAATTTACATCTGGAGAGTTTGTAAAGATTCGTGGTGGTCGTCAATCTGCAAAGTATTATTTCTCTGACCCTGAGATCACATTAAAGAGTGCACCAGAAAAAAATGTAAAATTTCCTGGTTCTGATATTGAGTTTTCTCTTACTGGTGAAGATCTAATAAACATTCAAAAAGCGTCTGCAGTTTATAGTCTACCTGATCTAACTTTCTATTCAGAAGAAGGATCAGATATTATTAAATTGATTCTTAGAGATAAAGAAAATGATACCAGTAATACTTATGATCTTTCTGTGAAGGGTACTGCTACTGGCACATTCTCTCTAGATCTTAAGATTGAAAATATTCGTGTTTTGCCAAGTGATTATACTGTAAAAGTATCTCAACACTTGATCTCTGAGTGGACAAGTCAAGATGCAGATCTTAAGTATTACATTGCTCTAGAACCCGCATAAATGAAACATATTTTATTTGATTTGCGTGGATGTCTCTTCAAAAATCTTTTAGATGAAGAAGAGTTTATACATGATAGTTTGGTGAATGCATCAATAGTTGCCAAGTCACCTTATTTGAAAGTAGTAACACACAAGTTTGAACCTCAAGGTGTAACTGGTTTTGCCATGTTGAGAGATAGTCATATCAGCATACACACATGGCCTGAACATGATCTTGCAAAGTGTGACATATTTTGTTGTAGTCGTGAATCTAAACCAAAAGATGCTGTAGAATATTTGAAAGAACGCTTTCACGCAACGGAAGTTGTAAAGTGGGCATGTGATAGATCAAGTGGTATTGACATGGTATTATGAGCAAAGAATTTTTATGGGTGGAAAAATACCGTCCAAACAAAGTTGAAGATTGTATCTTACCAGATACAACACGTAAAGTCTTTCAAGGTTTTGTTGAACAAGGAGAACTACCTAACTTGTTGTTGAGTGGTACAGCAGGAGTGGGAAAAACTACCATTGCTAAAGCAATGTGTGATGAAATAGGAGCATCATACATTGTCATCAATGGATCTGATGAAGGTCGTTTTCTAGACACAGTTAGAAATCGTGTAAGACAATTTGCTACAACTGTATCATTGACGTCTGGTGCATCACATAAGGTTGTTATTATTGATGAAGCAGACAATACCACTAATGATGTTCAATTGTCATTGAGAACTGCTGTAGAGGAGTTTCATAGCAATTGTCGTTTTATATTCACATGTAATTTTATCAATAAAATTATTGAACCTTTACATTCCAGATGTACAGTTGTTGATTTTAGAATCAAACCTGAGCAGTCAACACAATTACAAGGAGAGTTTTTTGTAAGATTAAGAAGTATTCTTACAAAAGAAAAGGTTGATTATGATGATAAAGTTTTGGCAAAACTTATCAAAAGATATTATCCAGATTGGCGAAGACTCATAAATGAATGTCAACGTTATGCTGCTACAGGTTCAATCAATTCTGCAATTCTAGTAGATGTTGCTGATGTTAATCTTGATGCATTACTATCTTCTCTTAAAAAGAAAGAATTTACTACAGTAAAAAGTTGGGTAGTACAACATATGGATAATGATCCTACCATGGTCATGCGTAAGATCTATGATAGTTTGTATGGTGTATTGAAACCATCCTCTATACCAGAGGCAGTTTTAATTATTGCAAAGTACATGAACAATATTCCTATTGTTCCTGATCAAGAAGTAAACTTGTTAGCATGTCTTACAGAAATCATGATGAGTTGTGAATTCAAATGAAGACTTGTAGAACATGCAAAAAAGAAAAAGAGGATACTGCCTTTGAAATAACAACAGTTACAGCAAAGAAAACATATCGTCATGGTATGTGTTATGAGTGTAGAAAAGTTGTTAGAAAAGTAGAAAGGGATTTAAAAAAAATACATGGTAAAACAAAACCTTTAGGAACTCCATGTGACTGTTGTGGTAGAACAGATCTACAATTAGTTTTAGATCATTGTCATGAAACAGGAAAATTACGTGGATATCTTTGTAAGGTATGTAATGTTAGTATAGGTGCACTTGGTGATAATCTAGAAGGCATTGAGAAAGCAAGAAATTATTTAATTGAATCTAAAAAATCATGAATCATATTGGATTAGAAGTTTTATTTTGGACAATACTTTCAGTATATCTGCTTGCTAAACTTGGAGTATTTAAAAAATGAAAACTAAAAGAAAAAGTCTTAAATCATACAAAACACCATTAAGATATCCTGGCGGTAAATCTAGAGCATTGAGTAAACTTTTTCAGTTTATTCCTGATCTAAAAGATTACACAGAATTTCGTGAACCATTCCTTGGTGGTGGTTCTGTAGCGATAGAGATAGGTAAAAGATATCCACATATAAACATATGGGTCAATGATCTTTATGAACCTTTATATAATTTTTGGAAAGTATTACAAGTAGATGGTCAAGAACTTAGAGATAGGATATTTCAATTAAAGATGGATAATCCAGAACCAAGTTCTGCTAAAAAATTATTTTTAGATGCTAAAGACTACCTAGCAAAACCAGTAGGAGATGCTATTGATCGTGCTGTATCATTTTATGTTGTAAATAAATGTTCATTTAGTGGGTTGACAGAAAATAGTGCTTTTTCTAAACAAGCATCAGAAAGTAATTTTTCAATCAATGGTATTGATAAACTACAAGAATATTCTTTGATGATCAAGAACTGGAAGATAACTAATCTTTCATATGAGAGAATGCTTTCGGATGATTTAGATTCTTTTTTATACTTAGATCCACCATATGAAATTAAATCGCATCTCTATGGTCGCAAAGGAGATATGCATAAAGAATTTAATCACGATCAATTTGCTTCATGGTGTGATGATTATAAATCACCCATATTGATATCATACAATTCATCACAGTTAATTAAAGATAGATTTGATGGGTGGACAGTTGCGGAATTTGCACATACTTACACAATGAGGTCTACAGGATGCTATAATAAAGAACAAGCATCCAGAAAAGAATTGGTATTGATGAATTATGAAATGTGAAGTAACCCTATATAAGGCAGGAACTATTTTTAAAGAAGAAGTAGTTGCTAAAAACTATCAAGATGCTCGTCAAGTTGCTCTTGCTAGAAATCCTAACGCTAAAATCGTAGGAGTAAATGCTAAGTAAATTATGTAAAATTTGGAAATACGCATTAGGGAGTTTTTCCGATGAAAAAACTAAAGATTATGACAACTACGTTGTGGTTGTACGAACCATTATATTTGTTAGTTATATGGTCACTAACTGTTTTATTATTAGCGGAGTAATTCGCCACTGGAATAATGTACCAACTGAAAGATTATCTATACAGCATCAACCAATCCAAGAAAAATATATTGGTTGATGACCTTGATGCGGAGAGAAAATATCCGTCATATATTATTAACAGATGTCTAAGTTCCTTTACTGACACTGTATTGTTTGCTAATGAGATGAACAAGAACCCTCATTTGCCAAAGCGTTTGCAGTATGACTTTTATATAAATAGTGTGAAACCAAGAAAGAGATTTTCTCCTTGGACAAAAAAAGATTCTATTGACTATCTTGAGATCGTAAAAGAGTATTATGGTTATAATGACGATAAGGCACTTCAAGCACTCAGAATTCTCACCAAGAATCAATTAGATTTTATTAGAAAAGCATTAAGCAAAGGTGGCAAACATGAACGGTGAACTTGATATTCAATGGAAACAATCTGATATGGTTGAGGTGACATTGAATGAACCAGATGATTTTTTGAAAGTTCGTGAAACATTAACACGTATAGGTGTAGCGTCAAGAAAAGAAAAAAAGATTTATCAATCCTGTCATATACTTCACAAACAGGGTAAGTATTATATCGTACACTTTAAAGAATTATTTGCATTAGATGGTAAGCATACTAATTTTTCGTTGAATGATGTTCAACGTAGAAATAGAATTGTGCAACTGTTGGTAGATTGGGGATTAGTTTCTATCAACGATATTAGTAAAGAAAAAATATTAGATCTCGCTCCATTGAATCAAATCAAAGTGTTAAGTTTTAAAGAAAAAAATGAATGGACGTTAGAATCCAAGTATAATATTGGAAGAAAAAAACAAGAACCGTGAAGTATCATTTATATGACGAAAACTATGCCCACAAAGGAGATTTCCAATCACTAGAGGAAATGAAAAATTATTTGTGTGAAAGAAAATATGACAATGATGACAAAACATATATGCATGATACTTTTGACTATATCAAACAAATTAAATGGCATTGGGATATAACAGAATGAAAGTTGATAGATTTTACGATCCATACGAAGATCTAGAAAAACAAGTTATAGAAGATTTGGAACATGCTGCTACTAGACTAGGTGGTAAATTAACAAAGATGACAAGAGCAAACTCTTCTGGTAGATCTTCTAAGGTTATAGAAATAGAATACGACATAGAGGTGTAAGAACCGTAGTTTTTTGTGATGGTTTGCACACCTCCTTTTTTTGCGTTATAATTATAAAATAGTATTGTGATGCCGAAAGGGTCACAGTAATATACGTCGCTTTACGGAGGACACAAATGGTAAACTATACATGGGAGCAATTTACTCCATTCACACTAGGACTCGATGAAACATTCAGCAGACTCGAAACTCTTGCAGGATCAGGAACAAACTATCCTCCTTACAACATCTATAATGGATCTGATTCTAGAACCATACTGGAGGTTGCTCTTGCAGGATTTTCACAAAAGGACATTTCTGTAGAAACAGAAAGGAATGTCTTAACAATATCTGCAAAGAAATCATCTAAGGATACAGAAAGAAGATATTCACATAAAGGAATTTCTCACAAAAACTTCTCACGCAATTGGCAATTAGGAGACAACGTAGAGGTTGAATCTGTAGATTTTGCAGATGGTCTCCTCACAGTAACTTTAATGAAAGAGTTACCAGAAAAACAAAAACGTCAAAAACATTTTTGATTGACAATTTAAAAAAAGAATACTATAATGGAATGGGATCTGTAAAAGGATCCCATCTTGTTTGACAAATTTTATTTTAGGTGCTATAATATGGCAGTATCCGTTGTCACTCTAAAAACGGGTGATCGTGTCATCACAGAATTAAAAGAGATCTTTGATGAGGATGGAGATAATAAAAAAGGTATCTGTCTTCTCATGGAAGATCCGTACATTTTAACTCTTGATGGTGGCACACCACAATATCTTACAGAACAACATGGTATGGAGTACCAAGTTAAGTTCAGTAAGTGGAATCCTTTTTCTCCTGATTGGCAGTTTAAGGTACCATATGATTGTGTAATGACAATTAGTAATCCAGAACCAGGATTGCAAAATGCTTATGAAAAGAAAATCCAAGAAAAAAAGGAATTAACAAATGACTCAAGAGTTGAAAACTAATCATAATATCAGAATCGTTACTCTCACAACATCAGAAAGAGTTCTTTGTATGTTCGGTAATGTTACCGATGACACTGACGAAAAAAAGGTTGTTGGGTATAGAATGGTATATCCATATCTATTAAGTATGGGTTCTGTCAATGAGGACGGAACTGTTCCTATAAATTATTCTAGATGGTGTCCTTATTCTCCAATAGAGGATCATAGAATAAGTGGTGAACACATTATCAGTGTTGTGTATCCAGATAACAGTGTTGTAGATAACTATGCTGTTAGACTTAAAGAAATTGGATTAACAGAAGAACAAATTTTCTATAATGAAAAGAAAGAAGATGGAGATAGCAGCGAATCTACTGAGACTAGCGAATGAATGGATAGTCGCACAGGTTGATGAAGTAGAAGGTGATACACTACCTGGTGATCCCGATTGTATA